ATATTGGCCCCAATACCACCATTGACGGACGGTCTTTCCTTGATCATAAACATAGCGGCGTAGATACGGGACCTGGCATAACCGGAGGAGTGGTATGATCTACCGGCGGCTTGATGTAAACGATGATTATATCCTGGGCTCAGGGCAGCAAACTTTTGTTTCCGGAGCTGATGCAGTGCGGCAGGCAATTTATACGCGCCTGAAACTGCTTTTGGAGGAATGGTGGGAAGACAATGAGGACGGCCTGCCGTTGTTCCAGTCCATCTTAGGAGCGCGCGTCAACAGCCAGCAAGCGATCGACGTCATTATCCGCAACCGCATCCAGGGTACAGCTGACGTGACCGATGTGTACGATTTTATCAGCTCATTTGATACCCAGACCCGTGCCTACCGATTTCAGTGTCAGGTAGACACTGTGTACGGAGAACTTACGCTTGATCAGGAGGTGAGCTTTTGATGGCCTATTTCGCGCCTTACATCGATGAAGCCGGACTGCATATCCCGTCTTACGTCGATATTCGCGATGCTTTTGTTGCCGACGCGCGGCGGATCTTTGGCCAGGACATCTATCTTGAAAATGACAGTGCAGACTACCAATACATCTCGGTAATCGCCCTGCGGCACTATGATACGCTGCAAGCACTGCAACTGGCTTACAACAGCCGCTCTCCAGGTACGGCAACCGGATCAGCCCTGGACGCTACGGTAAAGCTCAACGGAATAAGGCGAAAGCCAGCCTCCTATTCCACCGCTCCGGTTGTCCTGACGGGCAAGGGAGGTACGGTCATAACCAACGGTATTATCCAGGATGCAGGCGGCTATACATGGTCGCTGCCGGCCGCCGTGACGATTGGCGCCTCAGGAGCGGCATCCGTAGTAGCAACTTGCCAAACGCTGGGTAACATTGGCGCGCTGCCGGGCGAAATCAACAAGATCATGACCCCGACAGCCGGCTGGTATACTGTCACCAATACCGCTGCCGCCAGTCCCGGTCAGGCAGTTGAGGCGGATTCCTCTCTGCGTGCCCGCCAGGCGGCCAGTACGGCCAATCCCAGCACAACGGTTTTGGACGGAATTTACGGTGAGCTGTTTTCCCTGGCCGGCGTGACCCGGCTTGTTATTTATGAAAACGATACGAACCTGTACGATGAGAATGGTCTGCCGCCGCACAGCCTTACTGTTGCTATCGAAGGCGGTAACGATACGGAGATCGCCAGAGCCATCCATAACCACAAAACGCCGGGCGCTTACACCAACGGCACCACCGCGCTGCTGGTCATGAATGATCGGGGACAGAACGTCTTGATCCGATTCTACCGGCCAACCTATTACGATATCGCGGTTACGGTCAATATTAAGCAACTGGCCGGCTACACCAGCAATACGCTTGAGACCATTAAAAAAAATATCGCCGCATACCTCAACACGCTGGATATCGGCCAGGACCTGGCGCTGTCGGCGTTATGGGCGGCAGCCATGACAGCTAACACCAATTTGTATGCACCGTCGTTTTCCGTCCGGTCGCTGACGGCCGGCGTCGTTGGCGAAGCGCAGGGCACGGCGGATATAGCCATCCCGTTTTATGGCGTCACCCGGGGCGCTGCAGTGAACGTCACGGTCAACCCAATTTAGGAGGGGACATGGAAAGATACCTAAATCTGATTACCTCCCTGTACCGCGATAAACCGAGATTTATCGCCTGGCTGACGGCCGGGCTGGAGAAAGGCGAAGATGTTGCGGCGCTGGCCAGGAACATCCACCTGTACTTCGATCTTGACACGGCCGTCGGCGAGCAGCTGGATATTCTAGGTGAGATCATCGGGCGCAAGCGGATACTCCCCTTTCAGCCTTCCAGCGGCTACAGCCCAGTCATGGGCGACAGCACATACCGGTTTGTGCTGAAAGCGAAAATACTGATCAACATTTGGGACGGTTTGACGCCGTCCATTTATGCGTATTGGGATGAGCATTTTCCTGAATATCACCTGGAACTCTATGATAATCAGGATATGAGCATGGATGTGCTGATGGTTGGCAATGTTGGCACACTGGTTAAGGATTTACTGGAGAATGGGTATTTAATGCCGAAGCCGGAAGGGGTGCGCATCAATCTAACCGCTACTGGCCGGCCGCTATTCGCCTACGACATGGACACGCCGGCGATGAAAGGCTATGATCAAGGTTATTGGCAAGGCGGCGGCTTGCGGGCGGATGCCTATATTTTCGCTTACGGCGATGAGGACGATATGTATAAGGGTTATGGACAAGGAGAGTGGTCATAAGTGGCGACAAGCAATTTTAAGGTGTTTGATCCCAACAAGGCCAATATGATTGACGACGCCGCCTACGAAAACAGCCTGTACCGGCAGAACGGCGTGACCCCGGGCATAGCCCCGTCGGCCATGCACAACAAGATGTTCTATCAGTGGTCGATGATGTGCGCGGCGTTTGGGCATTTCGTAGCCGACCAGGGGTTTGAGGCTTCAGATGCGGATCTGGCGCAACTGAAAAATAATATTACCCAGGCGCTGTTGTTTTTAGCGGGCAACAGCGTTTTGTTCTGGCAGCCTAACGCAACCTATGCGGTTGGCGATATCGTCTACAGCAAAACCATCGGCATGTCAAAATACTTCTATTGCACCCAGGGAGGCATATCCGCAGCGGTGGAGCCGGATTGGGCGGAGACAGGACAAATGACTGCTGATAATGCAGTCCGCTGGGTAACTTATAGCGGCGGTACGGCGATGGATGCGCTTAAAGTCGGTGGGCAAACGCTGCAGCAAATTATTACACAGGTAACCCAGACGATTCCCGCCAATGCCGTGAGCGTTTTGACCGGCGAGATAGCACACGGAGGAACCATTCCGCTGCCGGCAGGCTATACCCAGAGTCAATGTAAATGGACGGTCAGCAAGCGAAGGCTGAATTCAGGCAAGTATAGCGATGAAACCATTCTTGCCGATGCCAACAGAGTAGTTACCTGCAGGGATGCTACAGACGGCCCTGGCACGGCAAATTACCTGATCATAGGGATAAAGGGAGTGGTGTAACATGTGGTATATCTTTCGGGAAAAAACATGCACTGCCCGCTGCGACTTTAAGCCGGATGAAAAGGATCTGGCAAGACGCAGCGAAATCGCGATCGAAAGCAAGTCCTTACATTCAATATCAGATATTCAACTTATTGAAGGGCGGATCCAACCGAAAACTAAAACCACGGAAGAAAAGCTGCGATTGATCCGGAGGCAGCGGGACGGCTTGCTGGCCGAGACCGATTGGACCGACACCTTGAGCGCAAAAACCAGGCTCGGGGAAGAAAAATACAGCGCCTGGCAGGAGTACCGCCAGGCGTTGAGGGATTTTCCGGAAACCTGCGATTTGGATAATCCCGCATGGCCGCTAAAACCGGGGGTGAAATAGTGCCGACCAACTTCAAGATCTTCAACGAGACCAAAACCAGCATGATGACAGATGAACAGTACGCCGCCGCCACGCAGCGGCAGAACGGCGTGATCCCCGGCCGGGCGATTCCCGAATTGCACAACAAACTGTTTTACCAGGTCAGTATGATGTGCGCGGCTATTGCGGAAGTGCTTTCACAACAAGGATATACTGTTACGGACGAGAACTTTGAGAATCTGGTTGCTGCCGTTTCCGCACTGTATACGGCGGGCGGGGAGGGAACCCAGGGTCCTCCGGGGCCGCAGGGACCGCCTGGGCCGCAAGGCGAGCAGGGAGCGATCGGTCCCCAGGGACCGCAAGGTCCGCAAGGCCCTGCTGGTCCGGTCGGGCCTGCCGGTTTAACCTGGCGGGGCGCATGGTCTGCCAGTACGACGTATGAAGAGGATGACGCTGTCGGTTACGAAGGCGCGTCCTATTTTTGTTTGGGCACACATACCAATATGCCGCCTGTCGGGCATGAATCGTCTGCTGCATATTGGGCGTTATTGGCTTCCCAGGGCGCAACTGGCCCACAAGGTCCGGCAGGGCCCGCAGGAATACAGGGTCCAGCAGGTCCCCAGGGCCCACAAGGGCCGGCAGGGCCTACCGGTCCGCAAGGCCCGAAAGGGGATCCGGGCGAGGAGGCGGAAAACGGACTTCCGGCCGGCGGCACGGCAGGCCAGGTCCTTGTGAAGGCTTCCGGGGATGATCATGACGCAGCCTGGGAAACTCGACAATGGACTGCCGGCGTTGCTCTGGTCAAGCCGGGAAACGGCCAAAAATCCGTACTGAACATCTTCCCGCGCACTGGAACCTTAATCGGTTATACCATCCTGACGACAGACATGCCTGCTGCCGCTACGGGAGTGCAACTGTTTCACAACGGCACACTGCTACAGGAGATTAGCGTCTCGACGGAAACAACAGACTGGACGGCGCCGGTAAATACGCTTGTAACAGAAGGAATGCCTTTCTACGCGCAGATTAATGGAGCGGGATTATCAGAGACGATGGTCAGCGTGATTGCGATGGTGGTGGATTAGTTGAGCGCAATATTTACAAAGCTATCTACGGCTATTGCTGCGCCTTCATCAGCTCCAAACCGTTGCTCCTTTTCGCCAGCAGGAGATTATTTAGCAATGAGTCTCGGCGGTAATCCTTATATCGCTATTTATAAGTACGAAGATGATGTATTCACTAAACTGTCCAATCCTAGTTATTTATTGCAGGGCAACGGCAATGGCTGTGCATTTTCTCCCGACGGCATACATTTAGCTGTTTGTGGGAATAGACCTGCGTATAACCAGCCTTCTGTTATCGTTTATAAGCGTAACGGCGATATGTTTACAAAAATATTCGACAACGCTAATAATCCTTATGCTACGAATGCCGCCTTCCGAGGGTGTTGTTTTTCACCGAGCGGCACATATTTAGCGGTTGCCTACCAGCATGATTCGTTAACAGGTACTAAAAGAATAACCATTTATAAGCGAAGCGGGGACAGTTTCACCAGGTTGTCTGACCCTACGGACATTCCGGCAAATTATACAGTACAAGATTGTGATTTTTCCTATGATGATACGTATTTGGCAATGACCTTAGGAAATATATCTCCCTATATTGTCATTTGCAAGCGCAGCGGTGATACATTCACGTCCTTGCCAGTGCCGGATGTTTTGCCAACAGGCCAGACTATGGCCTGTGCATTTTCTCCAGATGGCATGTATCTGTCTACTGGCACTATTACTTACAAACGTAATGGCGATAGTTTTTCTATATTACCGGATCCGGATATCTTGCCGGCAGGAGGAGTGACGGACTGCGTATTTTCTCCGGACGGAAGTTATCTGGCTGTTACTCATAACCTCTCACCGTTTATAACTATTTATAACAGGGAGGGTGATACATTTGCCAAACTGCCGGATCCAGACAGTTTACCTGCCAGTGGTGCAACGGGTTGTGCCTTTTCCTCAGATAGCAGGTATTTAGCTGTCGGATACTCCGGCAGTTCTTTTCTAAGCCTATATAAGCGAGACGAAGGCGACCAATTCAGTTTTCATTCCTTTATTTTGCCGAACGGCGGCCTATAGGAGGTGATTGCCGTGTACGAGGAAACCGGCCTAATCATAAAACAAGGAGCCGATTGGCATATAACTATTTCTCTGTACGGAGACAAGCAACAGACGCTACCTTTCGACTTGACCGGCTTTGAGGCGAAGATGCAAATACGTAAAGAAGCCGGGGCGTGCAATGTAATCGCTGAGGTAACCGTTAGTATTCCCGATCCTGTGATTGGGAAGATTACGGGCAGCTTAACGGCTGAACAGACGCAGGCCATTCCTACTAAAGGCAAGTCGTATGAAGAAATGGAGACGTATGTATGCGACCTCTATATCAAAAAACTCGCTACTGGGGCCCGGCAGAGAGTTTTGGAGAAATACGTCTATGTTTCGCCGGGGGTGACGCGCGATGACTGATACTATACATGCTGTAGTAGAGCCGGCAGAAGAGCTAGTCAGCGTCGTGGTGAACCAGGGCCCACCGGGCGAGGCGGGAAAAAGCGCCTATCAAGTGTGGCTCGATGCCGGAAACTCAGGAACCATGAGTGATTATCTTGGCGCTATCAGAGGCGATCAAGGACCGGTTGGCCCTGAGGGTGTCCCGGGACCACAAGGTCCGCCTGGGCCACCTGGTGAACAGGGGCCGCAAGGTCTACCCGGGCCGCAGGGCGAACAAGGAATTCCCGGTGCGACGGGGCCGCCAGGCGGGCAAGATAAGGCGATGGTATTTATTATATCGGGCGGGCCGGTACCGGGAATCGGGGACTTCGAAATCTCTTTCCCGTGGGCCGGCGCGATACAGCAGGTGCAGGCCAATGCCCGGCTCGCCGGAACGGCGGGTACAGCGTTTTATGTGGAGCGTCAGGCAAAGGCAGACTATATTGCTCAGGCTAACAACTGGCAGCGCGTCGCTGACCAGTTGTTTATTTTGCCCGCCGGGGATGTGTATGTTGAAATCCCGGTCGCTGAAGCAATAACTGCCGGGGACATGTTCCGGCTGAATTTCGTCGATGGCGATGCTACCGATTTAACAATCCAAATTTATATGAGAGCGGAGGAATAAACATGGCTCAACCAATTGTAACGTTTCGTGACTCTATGAATCCGGCTATTGAAATAACATCCTGGCCGATCGGCGTCGTGGACGCCGGCGTGGTATCCGCCGAGCTGGCAGTCGACGTGTGGAACAACTACGCTGGTGCTACTGATGTATCCAACATGCAGAACACTAAAATTACGCTGAAAGACAGTACAGGTGGCGACAATCTCGATATGGTCCGGCAAAAATGGGCGCAGGTGAAAAATCTATCGAAAGCCGAATCGGCATTCACGGCGATCGGCGGCACCGACGGCGTCAGTTATGGCTCCGGTATGGTTGGCAAAGAGCATGCCATTGGCGCA